CTTCCAAAGTAAGGAATCGTAATGAATAATTTGCTTATTGAAAATCTTAGCTACGATCAAGCAAAAATGGAAATGACCCATGACGGTGAAGGCAAAAACCTTTACCTCAAGGGAATTTGCATCCAAGGTGGTGTGAAGAACGCTAATCAACGTGTTTATCCTATCACTGAAATCAATCGTGCTATTGAAACACTTAATAAGCAAATTAAAACAGGTTATAGTGTGTTGGGTGAAGTAGATCACCCAACCAACCTACGCATCAATCTTGATCGTGTAAGTCATATGATTACAGAAATGTGGTTAGATGGACCAAACGGTTATGGAAAGATGAAGATTTTGCCTACACCAATGGGCAATTTAGTTCGCACCATGTTAGAAAGTGGTGTTAAACTAGGAGTAAGTAGTCGTGGAAGTGGTAATGTAAACGAAAACGACGGCGCAGTAAGCGATTTTGATATCGTTACTGTAGATATAGTAGCACAACCTAGTGCACCTAATGCCTATCCAACAGCAGTTTATGAAGGACTCATGAATATGAATGGTGGGAATCGTATACTAGAAATGGCTAAAGATTTAAATCAAGATCAACGAGTTCAGAAATATCTTAAGCAAGAAGTTGCTAAGTTTATTGCTGAATTAAAAATATAAGTTCAGGAGAAATTAATGTTCGAAGCTCTAAAACCATTACTTGAAAGCGGACTTCTGAACGAAGACACCAAGGCGCAACTTGAAGAAGCATGGAATGCTAAACTTGAAGAAGCACGTGGTGAAATTCGTAATGAAATCCGTGAAGAAATGGCTAGTCGTTATCAACACGACCGTGCTAATATGGTTGAGGCTCTGGACAAGATGGTTAACGAATCACTTACAGACGAACTTTTTAAAATTCGTGCTGAACGTGAAATGGTTAGCGAAGACCGTGTAAAATTCACACAACAAATGATGCAAAAGGCTAAGAATTTTGATTCTTACTTGAGTGAATCACTTGCTAGTGAAGTTGCTGAACTTCGTAGTGATCGTGCTAATATGCAAAAGACAATTAGTAAGTTGGAAGCATTTGTTGCTGAAAACCTACAAGCAGAAATTGCAGAATTTGCAACAGACAAGGCTGACCTTGCAGCAACTAAGGTAGCAGTAGTTACCGAAGGTCGCAAGAAGCTAGAAACACTTCGTGACAGTTTTGTCAAGAAGGCAAGTAGTCTGGTAGAAAGCACAGTTACAAATCATCTACGTACAGAATTAACCCAACTCAAAACAGATATTCAGGAAGCTAAGGAAAATAACTTCGGTCGTAAGATTTTCGAAGCCTTTGCAACTGAGTTTGGCGCAAGCTACCTTAACGAACGCGCAGACATCAAGAAACTCACTAATAAAATTACTGCTATGGCAGCACAACTTAGTGAAGCTCGTGATGCTCAAGAACGTGCGTTGACTGAAGTTAAGACTAAAGAAGTAGAAATCCGTCGCATCAATGAAAGTATTGTTAGAAACGGAAAGATCAACGAATTGCTAAGTCCACTTAGCAAGGACAAAGCCGCTGTAATGTCACAACTGCTGGAATCAGTCCCAACAGAGAAATTAGATGCAGCATACAAAAAGTACCTAAACCCAGTAATGGAAGGCAATGCACCAAAGGTAGAGCCTAAAAAGCAACCTATCGTTGAAAGCAAAGTAACTGTTACAGGTGACCGTGCTACAAAGTCAGAACCAACAGAATCTTCAAATATAATCGAAATGAAGCGTCTAGCTGGACTGATTAAGAACTAATAAAAATTGGAGAAGACCCTATGTCACAAGAATTAATTGAAGGCCGTTGGGACGAAACCAAGTCAGCCCTGTTGGAAGGTCTAAGCGGTAATCGTCGTACAACTATGAGCATGGTGCTCGAAAATACAAAGCGTTATCTTATGGAAAACGCAACAAGTGGCGCAACTGCTGCTGGTAACGTAGCAACACTTAACCGTGTTATTCTACCTGTTATCCGCCGTGTTATGCCTACTGTTATTGCAAACGAAATCGTTGGTGTTCAACCAATGACTGGACCTGTTGCACAGATTCACACTCTACGTGTTCGTTATGCTGATAACTTCACAAGTAATGGTACTGGTCAATTCGGTACTAATGCTGCAAATGGTGATGAAGCACTTTCACCATTCAAGATTGCTAGCGGTTACAGCGGCGCACCAACTGGCGTTAACAGCCCAGACGGTCGTGCAGGTCTTACTGCTGCTCTCGAAGGCACACCAGGTCGTCGTTTGAACGTCCAGATTCTAAAGCAACCAGTTGAAGCTAAAACTCGTAAGCTATCAGCACGTTGGACTTTTGAAGCTGCACAAGACGCTCAAGCGATGCATGGTCTTGATATTGAAGCAGAAATCATGGCAGCTCTTGCACAAGAAATCACTGCTGAAATTGATCAAGAAATCCTTTACAGCCTACGTTCACTAGCTGCACAAGAATTCACATTCAACCAAGCTACTGTAAGTGGTACTGCAACATTCGTTGGTGACGAACATGCTGCTCTAGCTGTTCTTATCAACCGTGCTGCTAACCTAATTGCACAACGCACTCGTCGTGGTGCAGGTAACTGGGCTGTTGTTTCAAGTGCTGCTCTTACTGTTCTACAAAGTGCAACTACATCAGCATTTGCTCGCACTACAGAAGGCGCTTTCGAAGCACCAACAAACACTAAGTTCGTTGGTACTCTAAACGGCGCAATGCGTATCTATGTTGACAGCTATGCAACTGACTCAATCCCAGTTCTAGTTGGTTACAAAGGTACTAGTGAAGCAGACGCTGCAGCGTTCTATTGCCCATACATCCCTCTAATGTCATCTGGTGTGATCCTTGATCCATCAACATTCGAACCAGTTGTTGGCTTTATGACTCGTTATGGTTACATCGAACTTACTAACGTAGCAAGCAGCTTCGGTAACGCTGCTGACTACCTAAGTGAAATCGCAGTAAGCAACCTTTCATTCCAATAATATTGGTTGTGAATATAACAAAACAAAAAGGGGCAGAAATGCCCCTTTTTTATTGTCTAAATTTTTTGTAAAAATTAGATAATTGTTGTTGTTCTAGTAACACGTTCTGCAATACCTGGTATATCGCAACGTGCAATACCTAAGTCTGCTAAATCACGATCACTCAAGTAACTAAGTTCACGAACTGTGCGAGTATATCTATTGTGTTTGCGAATAGCAATTGCTATGCGTTTAATAAGTTTGTTCATACTAACTCTCCTGTTGTTATGCATTATACGCACATATTTATTGCAGCGCAATATTATTTTTGTTGCAGCGCAAGAATACCTGATATGCACAAATCTACTACAAAGTCAAACTATAATTTTATGGTAAATATAAGATATTAGGATATAAACATGGCACTGCGTCGTTATTTTGGTAAAATTAGTCCTTTACAAATTGGTAATCTTGTTGGACACAATGGCGAATTAGTTATTGATGAAGCAACAGATAAAATTTATATCATGGATGGCGTAACGCCAGGTGGACATGAAATTGCAAACGTAAGTGCAAATCTTAATATTGAATATACAAATGTTAATCCTGCTATTGATGTTGCTTACACATTAGGAAATAGTACTCGAAAGTGGTCAAATCTATTTGTTTTAGATGCTAATATTCTTGGCAATCTTTATATAGAAGGCAATATAAACCCAAACGATAATACGGGCAATAATAGAGGTAATTTAAATATAACTGCACACAAAGTTGCAGCATATGGTATTGCATTTCAAAATGCGTTGGATGGTCCTACTGCTAATATTGGTAACTTAACTGTTTTTAATAATTTTACAGTAAATGGTTATACAACTGTATCAACACTAGCAGCAGATCAGATTAGAGCAAATAATTTTATTGAAATTAGCCCTACTTTTTATAATGGTTACCTTTTTTCAAGTCAAAGTGGTGCGACTGGATTAGTTTATTCTAATGTTAATAATATTACAGCAGTAAGCATAGTTGCTAACGGCAACCCAAGTTTAGTAACTTATGGTAATGGTTATAATTCAATAAATGGATATACACAGTTTTATAGTAATGTGTTTATAAGTGGTGCAAATCTTACCATTCCAAATTATACAAGTATAGGTTTGTTACCATCTTTTGCTTTATCTAATGCAAAATTAACATATGTTGATAATGTTAATAATTACAGCCAGTTTTTGCTACAAAATAAAAATAGCGGAAACAACGCTAGTGGTGACTTGGTTGTAACTGCTGATAATGGCAGCGATACAACACATTTTATTGATTTGGGTATCAACAGCAGCACATTTACTGGTGGTGGTGGTCTAGATGGACCCAATGATGGTTATTTGCTTGTTGAAGGCGGCAAACTTGTCATTATGACAATCGATCAACCTAATGATATTGTTTTTGCAATAGGTGGTGATTCTCCAAGTAATGAAATTGGTCGTTGGAAGGCAAGTAATGGTTTAGTTGTAACTGGAAATATTACTGCAAGTGGTAATGTTAATATTGCTGGTAATTTAACTGTTACTGGTAATATATTAACTACAAATTATGAAACCATTTCACTAACTGAGTATGCAAACAATATAACTGCAAGCGGTAATATAACTGCAAGTGCTAATGTAAATGCTGCATTTTTTGTAGGAAATGCTTATTATGTAACTGGTTTAACAGTATATGGAAATGCACAAGTTGCTACATATCTTCCAACTGATTCTACAATAATTAGTTTGTTCAGTAATGCAGCAACACAAGCAAGCAATCTTGCGTCACTTGCAAGTAACGCAGCCACACAAGAAAACGAAATCTCTTTATTAAATGCTAATGTCACTGCTGCAAATGCAAATGCAAGCACACAAGCAACATTAATAAACACTATTAATGCAAATATTATTTCTGCAAACAGCGCAATCGCAACACTACAAACACAAGTTTATAGCAATAGTAATGTCTCTGCATATTATGTGGCTAATACAGTGGCAACTGGTAATATTCAAATCTTATCAAGTGGTAATATAAGATTACCAACTGGTGGAACTATTAATGAAAGTGCTGGTAGTGGAACTATTACTCTTACACCAAATACATCTGCGAGTGCGCTTGCTGGTGTTGCTATTGGTGGTAGTGGTTATTTACTAGCCGCAAATAATACAAGAAATGCTGTATTAAATTATAACTCTGTAAATGGACAATTTGGTATATACCAAGTAAATGTTTATGGTAATCAACAAAATGCAATTATCAACGGTGGTGCAGCAAATAATTATGGTAATATTGGTGGTATAAGTTCATTCTTTGGTAATCTATTTGTAGCTAATATCTACTCACAAGGATTTATGTATCCAAATGGAACATCAATACTTTCTGGTATTGGTGGAACATATAGTAACAGCAATGTTGCTGCATATCTTTCAACAGCAACTGCTGTCACTGCAAATCTTGCAAATGTTATTACAAGCGGTGGTGTATTCTGGGCAAATGGTGTTTCTTATAGCAGCGGCGGAGGTTCAACATACAGCAACAGTAACGTTGCAGCATATCTTCCAACATACAACGGAAACATTGGTAATATTACAACTGGAAATCATACTCCACTTGCTAATATTGCATATAATCTTGGTAATAGCACACTTTATTGGTCAAATGCTTATGCAAGTAATTTTAATGCATTGACACAAATTGCTACCCCAAAGATTCAGTTTACCGTTGGCGGAGCATCAATACTTGAAGATAATGCTCTTGATTTGGCAATTACTGGACCATATCAAATTAGTGTTAAACCTGGTTTTTATCAATATACATTTAACAATAACGGCAGTTTAAGTGGACCTGGCGGAACAATTGCTTGGGCAAACGGTGCAATTGGCGGTAATGTTATTGCAACTGGCGTCTATTGGTCAAATGGCGTTGCTTTTAGCAGTGGCGGTGGAACTTATGGTAATACACAAGTTGGTTACTACTTAAACAGCAATGTGATCACAAGTAATATTACAATTCAAGGTAATATCAATACTATTGGTAATATTTTTGCAAACACGATCACTGCAACCAATACATTTAATGTTGGAAATATTACAACAACTGGAACTGCTGGTAACTTAACTGGTAGCGGTTATGTTGTTGCTGGTAACTTGGTAGCAAATACTAATGTTTATGCTAACGGTTTCTACTGGTTAAACAACGGTGCTGCGTTTAGTAGTGGCGGTGGTTCAACATACAGCAACACTAATGTTGCTGCTTACTTGCCAACTTATGCTGGTAATGTCAATGCTAATTTCTATCTTGGCAATGGTTATTATTTAACAGGTATTACAGGTGGCGGCTCTACATATAGCAATACAAATGTTGCTGCATACTTGGTAACTTATAACGGTAACATTTCTGCTGGCAATCTTTCATTAACAAGTGGCGCAAGTGGCAATATCAGTGGAACTGGTTATGTAGTTGCTGGTAATATGGTAGCAAATACAGGTGTGTATGGCAATAGTTTCTATTGGTATAACAATAATGCTACACTAGCATCTACCATTACTGGAACATTTGCTAATGCTAACGTAGCAGGTTATCTACCAACTTATACGGGCAACGTTGGTGCTGGTAATATTATTCTAACGAATCTTGGAAATATTATAGCAGCTACTAATTCTAATCTATCAATACGCACTTACGGTGTATATAACATCCTTACGCTGTCTGGTATTGCTGGCGGATATAACAGTCCTCCTTATACTAACCAATCACTTACGGGTGGTAGTGGTAGTGGAATGCTCGCATCTTATAGTTCAGTTGGCGGTTACATCTCAACTATTACTGTAACTAATCCTGGTACTGGCTATAAAAATGGTGATGTTTTAACAGTGCCTGGTGGTCTTGGTTCTACTGTCACTTTGTCCAATTACAACCAAAATATTACTACTAGCAAAGCATACAATTGGACATTTAGCACATATGATGGTAACGTAACTGTACCAGGCAATATCATAATGCCAAGCAACAGTTATGTGTTAGGTGACTTTACTAATTCTACGTTTGCTTATAGAACAGCGTTCCAAACTACAACTGCTAATGCTACAACTGGTATCTATGCTCTTCCAAGTGGAACAAGCACTGGTGCAAGTTGGCAGGCAGTTGCTAATAGTAACCCAAATAATGCAAGCAAAATCTTTATGGCTACTAACAGCAACGTTGATGTTCAGTTAGGTAGTGGTATCAATGGAAGCGGAACTTATCTGCCATTAAGTTTATATAATAACAATGCTGCACAGATGATTATCTATCCAAACGGCAACGTTTATATGAGCAATGCTAACCCAATCACTACAACTGGTAACGTAAGTGTTGGTAATCTGGTTACAACAGGTAATGTTACTGCAAATTATATTGTAACAACTGGCAGTTATGGAAATATAAGTGGTGCAAACGTTATTACTGCTAATACATTCATTGGAACAAATGGTACAATTAGTGGTAACCTTTATAGCCCAAGTCAAACTGGTAAAAGTGCCGCAATTGTTGCACAAAATACAGCAGTTACAATGGATAATATCAAGGTTCAATGGTTAAACAATGGTAGTGGTAATGCTAACCAACTACAAATTGGTAGTTTAAGTGGCACACCGAGTATTCTTTATACCTATGTTTTCCAATCTGGATTGGGTGGTGGAACAACTGGCGGCAGTAGCAGCACATCATTAAGCACAACTTATGCTAATATCGGTAGCACGAGTGGAACCGCTGGTGACATGTATATGGTAACTGCAACTGTTGGAACAAATGCTTATCGTGTTAGTGCAATTACTGGTAGTGGTTATAGTAATAACCTAATTAGTATTGAGAGATTGGTGTAATGTCACTTATAGTTGGACCTGGTATTACGATTGAGGGTGGTATATCCGTTGCCCCAAGTCTTCCATTTACAGGTATAGTTGGCAGTTTACTATTTGCTGGCGGTAGCACGAGTCACGGTGGTTCATATTTAAGTTTAAGTCCAGGTATTACTATTGGTGGTGGTGCTTATTGTATAGAAGGTTGGTTTAGATTACCTAACTTTACAAGTGCATATGGTATAATGGGTGCTAATGCCGATTATGGTTTGAGTTTATTCGTTACCAATTCAACAAATATTTCAACAGATAGCTATGGTGGACGAGGAGCATTTTCTTATACTGTGCCTACTATGAGTATCAATACTTGGTATTATTTTGCTCTTACTAGAAATAGTAGTAACAAAGAAACACTGTTTTTAGGAAGCACGCCTGGCGGAACTGCTACAAGAAGCACCACTGGTTTGAACACAAATAACTTAAATTATAATACTTCTGGTAATACTACTAACGATATAGCAACATATTATGGTCAAGAATGGCCAGGTTATCTTACTAATATTCGTGTTGTAAATGGTTCAACACCATATGATCCTAATTTAACCAGTATAACTGTTCCAAACCAACCACTTACTGCTATTACAAATACACAATACTTGATGCTTGGTGATACTATTACTGGTGATGCAAGCGGTGTTCAAACTGTTACATCACACGGAACTATATCACAAAGTTCATCACAAAAACCGTTTTAAGGGATAAAAATGGCATTTACTATACCAAGCGGATTTAATATTGGCGGTAACTGGAATATGCAAGGTTATGATGCTATCATAAATGATAGTTTACTATACAATCTTGATATGGCAAATTATATAGCATCAGCAAACACTTGGGTTGATAGCAAGAATAGTTATACATTTACTTTTTATAATGGCACTGGCACTGGTAATGTGACTGTGCCAAGTGTAACTGGTGTAGGAACTAACCAAGCATATTTTACAACCGCTAGCAATGTTTGGGCAAAGGCACCAAGTGCTATAATGAACGGCAGTGTTAGTTACACCAAAGGCGCAGTTATTCGTGGGCATAATACCAATGCTGCTCCGTTTGGTCCAGGTTATCTACAATGCAGTCAAGAAGCACGAGACACAACTTGGTTTAACAACGGTCAAAATGTTTTCTGT